GGCTATTCTACTTTAATATTAATATCTTTTCCGCAGTGGGGGCAAGTGAGAGAAAGACCGTCTTTCTTTGCTCGTACTTCTTCCGGAGAAGCAAAGAGTTGCCACATAGGAACATCTAAAGCCTCTGCAATACGTTGTGCTGTCTCGACAAGCATTTTACCTTGTATTTGTTTGCTTAATGCCTGCCTGCTTATTTCAAGCATATCTGCAAGCTGATTAACCGTCAGCCCTTTTTCTTTTAGTATTTCTTTTATTCTTGTCATATCGTTTATTTTTCTGCAAAGTTACATTAATTACCAATATGTAAATAGAATTATTTACTAATAATAGTTAAAAGCACACAGTTTTGTTTCCATTTTATTGCAAATGTAAATAATACTATTTACCTTTGTAGCATCAAAAAGGAAATAAAGTAATAACAATTAAAAAATAAAGATTATGAAACGGTATTTTGTAAACGGTAAAGAAATCAGCGAACAAGAAGCAAAGGCAATCGAAGCAAAGAATCAAGAGTATATGAATAGTAACGACTTATCCCTTTGGGCTAAATGTGAGTTTATTACAGTAATCAATAAGTAAATTAACCAGCAGGGCGAAAGCCCTGCATAACAATGCAGAATATGAAACGAGAACTAGAAAGCAAAATAAGTTAGTGTTTAGGGGGCTTCGGTCCGGCACATTAGTTGACGCCAATCAGCGGGAAAGGGGAGCTTCAGGGCTGCCCTTTTTATTTTTTCTATTTATACTTATATTCTTTACTAATATATATAAAAATCCCCGACTACATAGCCAGGGACAAACACAAAGATATAACCCTTGCAATAATCGCAAGAGGAATCAGCCAGTACAACCACCTTTCTAGGCGTTCCATAGCATCACCAGCAGAAGCCGGCAGAAATCCGAGTGATACCGGTCGTCCGCTTGCTCTAGCAATATATCCAGTTTATCGTTTCTCATTTTCGAGTACTGACTTTATTCGTTCTTCAGTAAAACCAAAACGGGCGGCAAACTTCTTGAAAGCCCGCATCCTGTTATCCGGAATAAGAGCATACATACTATTAATAGGAGTATCACTCTTTAATGCTTTTCGGACTTGCTTATTTTTCATAAGGTTGGTGAATTAAGTGTTTAACTTCATTTTTGCAACATTTGCACTCGCACAATAGTGATTTAGCATATTCCCACGTCTTTTCAATTATATCATCTCCGATGTACTGAATTTCCTCACCGTACGGGTCTATCCCAAACGCCTGACAGATATGAGTAGCCATGTGCCCGCACTCATGCCTCCATGACTTGGCAAATTCCTTCGAAGACGAAGTAAGGGCAATAACCATAACCGTTTCCCGTGTCCCGAAGTTGGAGTAAGTAACTCCGGTATTCAGGTTGCCGGAGTTTATGTTATCGTATGCAGTACGGAGCATATCACCATCACAGCCGATGGAATGCATACTATCCAATATCTCTTCTGTATAATATGTATCTACTGCATAATATACCATGCAGCTCCAGCCATACTTGGGTAATGTAAACCGTTGCCTTATCATTTATCAAAGCATTTCGTCCCACTCCACCGGTTCTCCGGCTCTGTTCATCTTGGCATACCACATACACATTGCCATGCCGTCAGGAGCATCCGGATCGTCAATCATATCCTTTATGTATAATGCCATGTGCGCTTCATCCGGCACGGAGGATTTGAATAAATCCGCCTTGCATTGGTTGGCCCAGTACACATAATCATATAACACATTGTTTTCAAGCTTTATTCCGTAGCGGGTGAGCAATTCGTCAACCTTCTCTTTAGAGATTGGTTCAATACGTTCTTTCTTTCCGGTTGAAGGATTCATCTTCTTCATCAAAGACACGGCAAATTCACACATTTTCTTGTTGAAATGCCATCCAAAGTGTGAAAGATACGCTTCCATCTCTTCCGGTCTTCTGTCTCTTATATCCAGCGGTTCTCTTCTCATGATTATTAAAAAAGTTATAGGGAGTAGAAATAATCCACCCCCTAATTAAACATTAACGATAACGGGAATAGCGTCCTGTACCACGTACGCCACGTCTTTCTCCATAGCCGCCACGTTCACCATAACCACCACGTTCGCCCATCTCGTCATAACGCTCGTCGTCATCGTCATAATAACGTTCACGTCTTCCCATGCTTTCACCTCCGGAAAGTTCCTCGATGCACTGCATCAGTTTACCACCGTATTTGAGCATCTTTTCAGCATAGTCGGACATTTTCTCGACTTTGCTTTCTGTGATTTCAATTATCTGCATAATTTATTTACTTTTAGGATTGTTACTACCACTTCCCAAAGCCTTGGCAAGCATATCTTTTATATCGGTAAGGGTGTTTTCAACTCCGGAAACTTTCTGTTCAAGGACACCGATTTTCTCTTCCTGTTCTTTTTCTTTCGCCAGTTGTGGATTCAGCTCCCTTAGCATAACATCACAGGAGGAAATGACCTTCTCATGGTAAGGGACACTTTCTATTACTCCTCGGCTTATTCTCAACATAGATTCCACCTCGGCATTCATTGCCTCCCGGCTTTCCGACACTACAACTCCATTCGCACCAAAATTGGCTATGGAAAGATTTGCCGGAAGTTGTTTGAAATCAATAGTTTCCTCACCAACCTTGACCGATACGTCAACAACTGTTTCCATATTTTGGCCGTAAGTCTGCCCCGGAACATACTGTCCGTATTTAGGTTGAGGGTTGCTTACTGAAACAACTTGTCCCACTTTCAATTCAGGGTTTTCACCTTTTTGAAGGATATAAAATATATTGGATTGTCTTAGACTTTGAAACATAATTTATTAACTCTTTAAGAAGTGGGATTACTTCCACTCCAGATTTCACTTTGCCTTTACTGCATTTACGCTTGCCGATGCCGGTTCGCCATTGCTGGCAGCAGCCGGGGTTGAAGCCGTAAATTCCAGAAAACGTATAACGCCTGTGCGCTTATTAAGATAAGCAAGACGTTCCGTAGTGCCTGTAACATCAGTCCCGGTAACAGGATTGTTATTACTGTCCACAACAGGGACCTTTGATGTTCCTGTAGTAACCCCGGCAGTAGCCAGAGTTGTCTGTCCCAGATTCGGAGTTATGACATATACGGGCAAGGCTTCTCCACCCGCCGGAACATCCGCATGAACCTTCAACAGGATTATGCTTTCGCACGGAAGTTCATTGTAGCAGTGAGGATTAATACCATAATCTACGCTTGCATCTGTCAACTGAACAGCGTTCGTTGAAAGTTCGTAGATACCGTTTACATCAACTCTCCTAATTCCCCTTGCGGATCGGTTCATCAGAAAAGGGCTTGGAAGCCAGTAAGGATACATTAAGTTAGGATATAACATAATTACCTCCTTTCTTAGCAACCGCAAGCTCCTAATGTAGATACACCGAAGTTTACAGGAACGGAATAGTTTACCGGAACATAGTTACCGCTGGCCGGACAATAAGGCATCGGGAACGTAGGCGGTTGCGCACATTCAATCTTCGCCAGACGGCTACTCAAATCACTTAACGCAGCGCCAAGAGGAGCAGTAGCTTGTGACACAATCTGCGAAGTCATTGCAGAACTCTTGAACGTGCTGTTTTCTTCACGCAAATGGTCGATCTTGTTCTGCATTTCACGCATTTCAGCCGCACGTTGCCCGGCAAGAATTTGCTGTGTGCTGTCCTTGATGGAGTTTTGCAGATCACAGGTCTGTCTTTGAGTTTCGTATGCAACGGAAGCGAAGCCTCTTTCCTGACCGGTTGCAACACCGTTAATGGCATTCTGCAATGTATTGGTCTGTTGGCAGATTGCCAAGCGGTTTTCGCAGCAGCATGATGCAATCTGTTGAGCGATCTGACAGTTACCCTGTTGGATAGCATTAATAATCTGCATTGAACTTTGTCCAACCTGGTTACCAACTTGTTGAACTTGAGACATTACGCCATTGATGGCATTCTGAACCTGACCGATTGAACAATTCAAATTAGTAGCCAGATTGTTAATTGCTTGTCCGTTTCCTTGAATTGCGCTCATAAGTAGCTCCCTTCCTGCATCATTGTTAATTAAGTTAGGGATACCGGCTCCAGCAAATCCACCACCGTTACCGCCATCTCCGTTGTTTCCCCATCCGTTGCGTCCGAAAAGTGGGAACAGGAAGAAGAGGAAGATTATCCACATGAACCATGAACCATCACCGCCAAATCCATTGTTGTTCTTTCCTTGCATAGCAACCAATAAGTTTGGATCAATACCTTTCTGTTGCAATAGTGGGGCAAGCATAGCCATCATTCCACTACCGCCACCGTTCCCGCCTGATTCCGGGAAAACGTAAGTTTTTGTTTCACTCATATTAATATACAATTTAATACGGTCGACATTAACCGCATCACAAAAGTATATAATAGACGCATCCTAAGTCAGCACTCATTTTCAAGCGATTTGCGAATATTTTGCAGATATATTGCAATCATTTTGTTTGTATTTTTGCGGCTCTCGAAAGTGGATATAAGATAGCGTATACTGGCAGATGTCTTATGAAGTAGAGCGGCTATCTGTTCAGGATATAGACCGTATTCAGTAAGGAAGAATACTACGATAGAGCGGGCATCGACAACCTCGGTCACTTTGCTTGATGAAAGGATTAGTTCAGTAGAAACTTCTGTTTCTTTTCCTACAAGATTCAATATTTCGGCAAAAATCTCTGACTTACACATGGTAATTAATTTTTTTGTTGTACTTTTGCCCTTGCCAATCAGTACATATACCAAAAGAACAAAAGCATACTTCGGAATGTTAAGGATATTATACCCCCTGACACAACCGATGTATGCTTTGGTGTATTAAAGTATTGATTGGCGTCAACTTTAATGTGTCGGGGGTTCTTTTTACTCTACCCCCAAAAGAGCTACATTTGTTATGATAACCGGCCTTCTACTTTACCGGATAAACTTAGTGCTTAGTATTAATTAATGTATCATTTTATCCTCCTTTCTTTATAAACCTTTTTCCAACGGAAATTGTTATATAAGTGAATCTTAAACTTTTCATACCGGAAGCGGTCTGTGAAGATAGTTAGTCCGGTAATTACCACATAAATAAGTTATAACTCACTCCGGCTCCTATGTACCAGCCACCCGGATAACTATACCCTGCCTGCAAGCCTAATCCCCAGCGTTTCTTTTTCTGTAAAGGTGGAAAAGTAATAATTTTATTATCCCTGTATATTTCCATAGAATCAAGGTTGGGATTATACCCACTGACTACCGCCCGGTAATCATCGGTCTTATACTCCTTACTTGTAATCGGTATTAGTACCGGAATCGAATCGCCTTCCACGGTTCTGTCAGTGGCGGTATCTATCAGGATCGGTAAATATACCGTATCGCTACGTTTCAGAGTTTCCCTTACCGGTTTGGGTATTGTGTCTCTTATTGTGTCCCGGATACGTACAGTATCTCCCTTAATGTAGACCGTTGACGGATCGTGCGGATTACACTGCATCCACACGATCACGCCAATCAACAGGCAGACTAGCATCCAAGGAAGGGTTTTCATAAAACACTATCGCTTGAAGACCACTCCGAACTTGCCAGCAAAGTATTCAATTCTTCGCCTTCGTATACCGGATAAGGGTAAACCGGCTCTTGCGGAGTCTCCTCTTCGTCCAGTAACGGCAAAGTCATGATACTTGGGAACAACTTTTCATAGTGATCCAATTTCATAATCACCTGTGTACCGTCAACGCTCTTTCTCGGAACCAAGTGCAGTTCATCGAGTACCTCCTGCGGTATCTCGTTCAAATTCGCTGTGGGGAATGTAATGTATTTCATAATTGCTATTAAAACGTTTTATTTGCGATTAGGAAGGAAGCAATTTTTTTAGCTATTTCCTTGAATCCTTTTTTAGGGTGTGTACCATCATTATCATTGAAGTATTGGCTGAAATTATACTTATTCCACCCCAACGTATTATACATATCACAGCATGGGATATGGTTAAGTCTTACTTCATTTTCAATAGCTTCACTAAAATCTTTAAGTGTCCCATTTTTCAATGAGTCAGAGGTGTTAGGCTCATTGCTTCCTGATTGTGGAAGATATGGTTGTTCAGTGCTACCCATCCTATCACTCCAATACCTATCATCCCATTCGGAAATAGAGTAAGACGAATATCGAACAATAGGGGTGAACCAATAGATTTTCACATGAGGGTATGTCGATGATAACAATCTTATAATTTCATTGACAGCTCCTAAAGTCTTACCAATATCCGTACTTCCACTCTCACCTAAAGTCGCAGAATATGAAGGCCAGTCATTTGTTCCTGCAAAAACTGTGACTGCATCAACAGAATCCCAATCTACGGACTTCAATATTTGAACTATTGCAGTATTATCGTCTGACGTATTGTTTTTTAAATATTCTGCTGCATTTTCCTGAATTGTAAAATCTCCCGAACAAGCAGCCTTAACCAGATTTATGATATCTAATGCAGCATAAGCCTGATTTGAACTGGTAGGAATTTCTACAGGATTAGTCCTTTGCCGAATCTGTGTGCCACCAATTCCTACATTGTACACTTTACATTGATATATATCCTGCATATAATCACTATACCTTAAATTATATGCATCCGCCATCTCCGTAATACTATCCCCAAAACACAATATCGTCTTACCGTAAAGATTATCATCTCCATTTTCTATCGTTGAAATCCGGGTTTCTAAAGAAGATATTTTATCTTTTTGTGACAACTTTGATGTTACTTCTGATCTATTCAAAGAAGAGGTGTTTATTTCCGTATTAGGTTGCAAATATTGATCTGTTATAGAGTCCCAATTAACTATGACATGAAGGACGTATTTACCCGAAACGCCACTTGCTGAAGCAGCGTATATTCGTAGTTCTTCCATTCCTGATTTGGGACCATCACTATAAGCTCTAGAAAAATACGTCTTACCGGAAGCATCATCAAAGCGTACTACTGTTTTATAATTTCCGGAAGAGTTACCTAGATAAGTACAATATAGTTTGTCTGGCAGAGAAATACTTTCATCCAGAACTTCCAACCACAAAGAAGTTACAGCTAATAGAAATATTTTATCATTATCATTTTTCTCAATCACACCTGATGTAGGATTGCTATAATAATATAAATTTTCGTTATTTCGGTCAATGGTTTTCGCAATGACTCCCCATTTTTGCTCGGAGCCTTTTGCTATGTCAAATATCTTTTCCATAATATCATTCGTTTTTAATTAATGTTTCATTTGAAATTAAAGTCTCGTTATTCAGCATTGTCAAGTAGCTGGAGATAACAAGGTTTATCTTTTGAGGAGATTTAACTACCTTTCCCGTAATCTCGTAAACGCCATTGTCACCGGATATGGATATGTCACTGATAGCATTGCACGATACCTCCATTAGTTTATCAGAAGTATTTGGTAACGTTACAGTGATGGTAACCATGCTATCTACAGAGATATATTCTCCGGGATTAACAGAATAGGTTATGGAAGAATAAGGTAGATTACTCTTCACTATCGGTCTAAACTCCACCATATCCGGATACAGCGTACCCAGCTTATGCTTCTTCAACTGGCGCTCTATCAAGAACTCGGACATACTATATGGGAAGGACATGAGAGAGTAGATAGCTCCGTTGAAGAAACGAGAATCACCATCCCTAATTGTTCCTAACCACATATCAGGGACATCTTCTGCTGCACCTGCTGCTATGGATTGCCCGCAATAAGAGTATTTAGATAAATAAGATATACTTCTAGTAGAAATAAATTTTAGACCAGAAGTAACTTGACCAAAACTATAAACACTATTTCCGGCAGTTTCCACAAATGCCCCCGGATTATTCTTTGACAATATAGCTCCAATATTAGCAAATATTTCTCTATCGGTTACTACCGTATAATCCTTGTAAATCGGCATCCCTGTCACCTTACCGAAGTCATTTACTCCGTCAAGGTAGAGAGCACCTGCGTGGGAGGGAATAAATTCTACTGTAACGTCTATGTCGCCAATATCCCCTGTTACTCCAAAAGGATTATTTTGTCCAACTCCTTCGGAAAAAGACAAAGAAACTTCGTGTTCTCCATTATCAAAATTATAATTAGAACCTGAACCGCTCTTATTTGCGACAAACAACTTTCTTCCATCTGAAAGACCACTGACCTTAAATTTTATTGGTTCATTAGGAGAAATAACAACTAAATCACAGAAGTTATTTGTAGTATTGGTTAATTTCTTTGTAAAATGGCATTTATTAGTTGTTACTGTACCCTCAAACCTATTAGCAATTATACTTATATTAGAGAAATTATATTTCCCAATACCTGAATCCCCCTTCCAAGCAATATTGTTCAGCTGAATATCCCTACCGTTGCCTGAAAAGTCAATCAGCTTGTCGCCAAACTCTGCGTGGTTCTCGTTGGTGATTCCCTGCTTGATGGTATTACACAGTATATCAGGGTTAAGAGTTCTATCCAAGTTGAAGTAGGCGATTACCTGGTTGATTTGGTCGGTAGTCAGTACCTTGTTGGCGATGATTGTCCAGTACCAAGCTACTTGACTAGTTTCAACTATGCTGTCATTACTAATATATCCAACTACACTAAATTTTGAGGACAAATTAGTATTACTAGAGGCAGAGGCAGTATAATCTGCTTTATCTCCTAATATATTATTTATTACATTAATAGTAGAACCTTGAATATTGTCTTTATACCATCCATATATTCCAGTTTTACCTATTTCACTAATTGCATTTCTACCTACAACAATTCCAAGAGTTCTAATATTATTCGTAGTAATATAATTACTAGGTTTATCAATTTGATGGATCATAGAAATGACAGTGCAAGCCTCTGTTATTCCCATCTCTGATGCAGTCTTAGTGGAAGTAATCAGGTCGTCGATTCCGTCGGTGATGAAGGCGCCATAGTAAGGACTATCTTTATCTGCGTAGCCACTTCCTTCAGTGTAAGCTGCGTTACTAATCACAAACGGATTGTCAGGGTCCACCAAGTTCTTGACAACAGCCCGGTCCGGATCGTCGTTGCTCTTACCATAGCAGATGCAGACGGCTTTCAAGGAGGCTAAGACTTCCGGGTCGATGTAAGGACGCTCGGTACCGGAAGCTCCCGGAACTCCCAACTTAATCGCATTGATGCGGATAGGATCAAGCCCTATCCGGTCAAGCCTAATCGGATTTAATCCTATCGCTCCCATTATTCTTCAGATTCAAAGTATTGAGCCTTGGTTGGCTGCGTTTCACATTCAACCTTGATATATTGTCCGGGTATAAGACCGACAACTGGACGGGCGAAATTCAAAGTAGTGAAATTCCTAGTCTCTACAACGGAGTATTTTTCTCCGTCATAGCTTATATAAACAGCCAGCTTCCCGGATTCTTTAAACTCTAGCTGAAGCCCAATGGTTTCTGAATTTACTTGTATGGGATCGCTTAGGTAACGTTTTTCTGCGATCTGGCTAAATGTAATATCTGTTGATTTCATGATTGTTCCTCCTATTTTTTTGCTGTTATTACTGTATTTCGTAAGAAATTCGGGTACTCTTCCCGCACATCAAAACAAGGACACGCCTTGATATATTCAGCCGGTTCTACTTCACCTGAATCGTCTAGGTCGGGTGAAGTATCACGATGTCCGAGAAGCTCGATGATAGGATACTCTTTGCAAAGCTTGTCAATCAGTTGCCGCAAACTAGCCTTTTGAGCGATCGTTCTTGTGTCTGCGGGCTTTCCGTTTGCATCCAGTCCGCCAACATAACAAATGCCGATCGAGTGCTTGTTATACGATTTACCGGAAAAGCCCTTTGTGTTACAATGTGCTCCGTCAACAGTGAGCGGTCTGCCCTCTTCGATCATTCCGTCCAGGTCGATTACATAATTATAACCGATCTGATTGAATCCCCTTGCTCGGTGCATCCGGTCAATGTCCTTTGCTCGCAAGTCTTGCCCGGCACGTGTTGCCGAGCAGTGAATGATGATTGAGTCTATATCTTCTCTTTTCATATTCTTTCCTTTTATAATATCAATGTTAATACTCCCAACGCCAGACCTACGCAATCGCAGATGATGTCTTTAATTGAAAATTCTGTTTTCTTACAATACTTGTCGTACACTTCCTTCAGGACGAAGATCACGACGGTTATAATGATTGCTAACCATAGTGGCGTATATTTCGATAGCCACATTACCAAGTTCTGGCACACTATAATGTGAGCCATGCCATCTATGCCGATCTTGGATAGAAGCTTGCTGGCTAATGCGCTGATTTTATTTATGTGATTCATCACCCTTTACTTCTTTATTGTTGTTAAGCCTATCAACCAAACTATTAAACTTCCCATTAACATAAATCCCAATCCCAAATATACTGCCAGCATATATCAGACATTGAGCAAAAAACCACAATACACTGTCATGAATCTGACCTAACGGCTCTACAACAAAACCTGCAACGGATAATCCGACTCCAGCAAACAACATTCCCACTGCGGTCCATACTTGTATATCTTCTTTTGTATTCTTTTTCATACTAAACAGGTTAGATAAACGGTCAACAATGAAATTACCTCAATCCAGAACATCGGCTTTCTCTTTATGAAGTCGGAGATGAAGTTACCGGTCCAGTGCTCACTCATGGAGATAGCCATGTACGCAATGAATCCAGCCCATAACAATAACCAATACCAAGAATTGCAACCTACCCATATCTGGGAGAAGATTAAAGACATAGCAGCACCGATACAATGGGCGGTTTTCTGGCTTCCTTTGAAATTGGGAGATACACCCAATACAATCATCCCGACAACCGAAAGGAATACAAGAAACTGGCTGTTTTCCGTACTTGCTTCAAATGCTGCCGGAAGAAGCAATGCACCGGAGCCGATCATGCACAAACCGAACCAAAACTTATGCGTCAGGGCATAGTAGGTGTCACTGATAGAGTAAGGAATTTCCTCCATCTTTTTAATCATTGCAAAGACGTAGCCGGCAATGAGGATGAACGACATTAATACTAGTAGAATCATAGCTTTATCTGTTTATAGTTTATAATACAAAATTGAGTTTCTCCGGATAACCGGTTTTATAATTATAGTAATTAACCTCTTCTTTGCTAAGCAAATTTTTCACGGCTGCAATATGAGCCTGTGTAGTATTGTAGCAATCAAGAGCGTATAATTCTAATTGGTCAAGCATATTTAAAGCGTCATTTACGGGAATTACATACTTCTCCGCATTGTACCACAAAGTAGTATATACCCGACCCGCTTCTTTTTCTATGTTTATTGAGTTGACTAATCCTACACGGGTGTCTTTATCCAGCCATATTTGTTTTCCGTCCAGCGTCAAGGAGTTTACAGCATCCGACTTGTCGTAAGCGTTGATCTCTGCAATCTTCATCTCTTTCAATTCATCAATGGTATACTCATGCTCAACCAATACCGGGTAACCGCTTTCGTTCTCCTTGATTTCCTTTCCGGATGATTGACCGTCAAGCAATTCCTGCCAGTACTCCACCGATATTTCTATTGCTCCTTCTTGTGGTTTATCATAGAAACCATTTTTCCAATATATTTTTCCCATAATATTACCTCCTTATTTCCATCTACCAATTGCAAACCATGTAAAATTCCAGCTAGTCCAAACAATAGCCGGAGTTGAATTTATTCCACGGGTGAGAACTCTACAATATGATGTATATTTACCATTAAGGTCATACCCCGGAGCATATATAAAAGATTCACCTGTATTATTTACTGCTCCAGTGAAATAAATGTTATAATCAGTATTATAGAAACTGGTAGGAAAATACAGATTAATTGCCCCCCCGGTTGCTCCGACTCTTGTCCCCCACTGTATCAAAAGCCCATTATTGAACTTGGCATAACCGTTTGCTCCCAAAGAAACCGTCATAGCGTTCGACAAGTCCGCCTTTGCCAAGTCAGGAATCATGTTTAGCAATTCTACAACTCTATCTCCTGTAAATCCGCTATTATAATCACTCATGCAAACTCTTTTTTAATCACATTAAACGTACTTCCATCTGACAACAAGAAACGTCCTTCAGCAACAGCAAACGCCTGTCTCTTTCCTATCTGTGAGATGGTAGTGGAGACAGATGCCTGTACTCCACTATTAGTTGTCCTAAACACAACAGTCTGTTCCCTATCGAGTCCTTCGTTGGCAACATCGCTTGATGCGCTTGCGGCTCCATTAGGGCCGGGCGTAATGACAATGTTTCCTTCTCCTTCCTTCCAAGGTATAAGTATATCCATTATGCGGCAGTCCAAGAAGTGTTAGACGTAACAGTAACGGAAACAGCTGAACCGTTTTGAGGAATTGTAATTTCTGTTGGGGAAACGGATAGTTTTGCGTCTCCTGCTGCCTGTTTGATCGCAATCTGTGCAGCCTGACCACCGTTTGCGGTTACTTTTAATGTTCTTACAATTTCTTCAATGGTTTCATTTGCCGGAAACTCAAGTTCTATGGAGAATGGAAATTCTGCTGTAGCACCTGGGTCACCTGTAATGTTAGCCGCATTATCTGTCTGTGTTCCATTCGCACTATATTTCGCTGGAATGGTAACATCTGATACGCTACCCGCCCATGCAAAGGTCAGCTTTTGAGAATTAGTCTTACCTTCAACGGTGACAGTCCCGGCAGCTTTGGGCGCTGACATTTCCGCCCCGTTATCAAAAGATGCAAACTCGGATTTAGGAGTTTGAGTTACTTTATAAGTTGCAGGAGTAGATACCTCGACACCCGTTATTGTCACCGTACCGGTTCTAGCTGTACGGCCTGTATGAGCACTTGCACTGTTTGCAATTGTCCCATTTCCGCTTCCAGTTGAAGGGTTTAAATTTAACCAACTAGGCTTTGCCATAATTCAAATCATTAAGTAATTAAACAATAAAATTTTATTCTTTTGTTGCTGTGGTCCATACCACATTTGACAATACATCTACGTTATCTTCAAAGTTATTGGAGGGCATCAGCCAGATGTAATCAGGCTCTACTCTCAAATAAGCATCTTTGCCAACGTCACAGACAATCCCTACCGACACTTTAATTGAACGGCTGGGATTCACAGAGACATTTATCCCAGACAAAGGAAATGTGCTCACCTTTATTCCTTTCGAGGCTTCTATGTTAACCCGTATGCATCCCATATTATACAATTCTTATTCCGGTTGCCGACTTGTCTACCTCCGGTCTTATTCCTCCTTCATAATCAGTGTCAGGAAGATAAGCCGTGGTTTCTATCCAAATTTCTCCCCTCCCTATGATGTTGGTATCAAGGAAACAAGTATAGCTGTTCTCATCATTACGTACCATTTCCGACTTCTTGATCGTCTGGGAATTGAGAGTTACAGAGAACTTGCATTCGAAATCTATGTCATCCATTGTCAAGCCCGAAGGTAGTTCAATAGATACTGCTAATTTTATGATCGTTCCTTTTGCTACCATTGTTTTCAACTTATTTATTCTTCTTGTGATAGAGCATTGCTGACAGCTATTCGATCAATGACACGAGTAAATAACTGCGTATACTTTTTTAGAGATTTAGCTTGTTCAGGGGATATATCAACTTCTCCTTTCCGGAATATATCTTGTGCAATATTAAATTCTCCAAGATCACCTGTATTTTGATAAATCACATTTCCGAATGCTTTAGATACATCGACGGTACTCTTGTTCCCTTCGAGATCGGTTAATTCTATTTTTCGAAAGTCTATTTTCATAATTATTTTGGAAGAAATAAATTATTCACAATATATGGAGCAACACTTGTTTGAATTTCTGCTGTGATAAAAGTTTTAAATCCCCAAGCTTCAATACTATAAGCTTGAGAATTAGGATGGTTATATATTACCCTTTTGGGATAATTTGAGTTATTTACAACTGTAATTTCTTTATACATTGCGGATTCGCATATTCGTAGTACGCTATCCCCGCTACCTTCCATAACAACACAGTCAATTGGTCGACCTGATTCAGGATATTTATGTTCTGAAGTATCAGTGCCATATCCATATACATGCACATAAAAATTAGCACTGTAGTTAGCAGAAACTGTTATTTTAGTCATCTTGTAATGCCCGAATTCGCCACGGCACCATAGGTCAGAAGCGTAAAATCTCCAAGAACGCTTTTCGGTTTCATTGTAGCCCTGTTGATACAAATCACCAGAAATCCAAGTTTTTGAAAAATCAATATTAAGCGAAGATGAAACATTACTTCCAGACCCATCAGAGTTAAAAGAAATCTTACCTTGTATGTTACCTTCATTATCAACAGCTTGCAATTCCTTAAAGGTTCCCGTTGCCCCCTTTAATTTTTTTACTTCAAGAGTTTCAACATCAATAAACTCCGTCTTTATCTTGCCGGCTTCTATGAAAGTCTTTCCGCCTACGGTCATTCCACCGGTTTCAGGTAGGGCTATTTGACCTCCTTTTGTCAATTCAACGGTTGTTACATTATGCTTGATAGCTCCCCCCGTAATCATCCAGCCCTCTGTTTTCTCAAGGTTCCCCACGAATATCCCAGAAGTTCCTAATACATCAATCGTCGCATTTTGAGCAAGAAGGACGTTTGTTGCTATGTTCTCGAACTCGCTGAACTCTTCCCACGAGTTCGAGTCAAAATTGGTTGTAGATGTATGAGTGATTTTACATAACTTGTTCTGACCGTCATAGATTACTGTATCTATGAATGTCTCATTGTTATAATACTCGGTATTGGCTTTCCATACTCCACGGGGACGGAGCATTGCACCGGGTAACCCTGTTTTTCCTTGGCTTCCAGTGATGCAAACCGGATCGCTTTCCCATGTCGAACCATTCGTATAAGTTACCTTTGTTTTAGTCCATAGGTACTTACCATCCTCCCATTGGGGAGACGTGGTAGACCATGATCCGCCTTCCAATGATGAAGAAGAGGTTGACAGGTAAAATAACACATCAACGGCACTTATCCCTACGCCATCGTTTCCGCTTGTTCCCTTTCCACCTGTTACACATACCGGATCTGTCTCTGTATATGTATTGTTAGTGTAGGTGATAACTACACGTGTCCAGATGTATTTGCCGTCTTCCCAAGTTGGGGGTGTCGTACTCCAACTTCCCCCTGTTAGTGATGTTTGAGAAGTGGATAAATAATATTGCTCTACGATACTTTTTACTCCTTTTCCTGAAGCTCCATCTTCCCCTTTAGAAATACCTTCAACCAATCAGTAGAAGAATCTGACGGCTCCTGCGTAGTCGTAGATTCAATGCAAATCCATGTGCTTCCGTTGTGGGTTACTTCGTCGTAATACCAATACGTCCCCGCTTTCCATTCACCTTTGAAAGCCGGAACCGGTACTTCCGTCACACCATCATTTGAAATCTGTTTGATCGTACCGGTCATGTAGATTCTGTTAAGATATGCACTATGCCCGGTCATATCCATTCCAAACAGTTTCAGGTTAGACAAGTCTCCCAACTGCATGGCAATCATATCCTTTGTGATCTCCCAGTTGTTTACACCTTTAAGGAAACGGATATAATTCTGCGTGGAATAGCTGGACTTCTGGCGTTCTGCATTGGTGAAGTTACCATAGCAAACAAAGTGCATAGCCTTTTGAGGATGGTAAGTATATCCGCTACGGAGAACGTATTTAAAAGAACCATTATCCAGCTTTTCGGTGATCCGGAAATAGGTTGTCTGAAAGCCTGTGTCATTGTTGAAGTTAGCCTTGCAAATATCATCCACTTCAACAGCTGCAACCTCGCCCGGTTCAAGCTTCAGGTAAACGATGCTGCTCTCTTCGTCCACTGATTCGATTATACCGCCTCCGGGAGCGTTCCATTCCTCACCTGTGATAACTGATACCCGGTTATATCGCAATTCCGGCACTTCAAGGAAATCACGTAGGCGCAACGACTTCGCATCTATATCACCGGATGGGGTTATCAGCCAGCCAAGTAACTTTTCAGCATAATCAACAGAAGATATATTGCCGGAGAAAGCGGCATTATTGGCTGTAAGCTTATCAAGCACCTTTACAATATTGCTGCTCAATTCTGTTGCAGTTATCGTGTCCGTTACAATACCTTTGGTAACGTTAATGCCGTTCAGGAATGAAATAAGCCCTAGGGCTGTGTCATCTTTCGTCTTACTTATAGCATAAGCTATAATCTCCTGAAGCACTCTTTTTGCAGAGAATACGTTTCTGTCAGACGGGATCGTCTTGTCATTAACCCCGATAACATACACACTGATTCCACCACCTCCAACAGCAGAGCCGGAATAGGTTTGTCCCTTGTAAGTGAGGGAATCAAGCTTGCTCTCTATCTCACCGATACGGGAATATGAAGCCGTCTCACCGACTGTATAAATCGGGTGATTGTAAGGAATATCCAGCGGCCACTCGAAACCGATTATTCTTGATTGTCTGCCTTCCGGGAAAAATGCCTTATTTATCAGGTTGACTTTAGCCCCGACTTCGTATGTACGAATATTACCCTTATTGTAGATGAAATCAGCATCCATCTCACAATCGTAGGTGGACGGGTCAATCATGGATTTCTTTACGTACTCCTTTGCCTTTTTGGGTAAATTCTGCTCTGCGTCCGGCAACATCTGCTCGGAGATGTATGCGGTATCAAAGCCGTAAAGGATATATGTGTCTGCGGGGACTTCTTCACCGTCCTCCATGTGTGCGGTTTGCGGATAAAGAACATCATCCGGAAGAAAGCGACCGTAATCCTCATTGCGGACAATTTCGAAGGTTGTTCCGGTGTTATCGCTTTCTACAATATTGATAGCAAAGTCCATCCCGGCAAGCTTGCCAGTTTGGAATATCATGTGAAGTTCCTCACCATCCAGCCTAAAATCTTCTGTAAAGTTCTTCAGTCCCGTATCTTTGAAATTATAGATCCGATATTCCTTATCGTTATCGTCTACCTTGTCATCGTGGCTGACACTGGATATTGTGCCATTGTATTGGGGATATTCATCCTCAAATATAACGATCTCTTCGATTGCTTCCTCTTCCGGCATTTCCACGTTATCCGGATCATCGTAGTTTTCATCTCCGATGTTGATACGTTCACCGGTCGGGCTGTATTTATAAGCATCTACATAAGAAATACCCTCCGGAAGCATAAGACGTTTCTGGACTACTCCGTTAAGAGTCATTTCCTTGTCATCCTTACTGAAGTAGTTATCGGGGACTTTACCGCTTATGATGTTGTTAATGGTGTACCGATTACCTAAAGAGGCGGTTACACCTTCCGGTAACTGGATAATGTTTGCTGCGTCACCGGTTAAAAGGTCGGGATTGTAAACAGCAGCAAAAGTCTGTCCGGCATTTGCACCGGAAAGGAATGTTACGGAAGTCGTTGCAGAAGAACCGCCATACACGTTAATATCGTATGTTACATACGCCTGAAAAGTCGATAACAGCTCGGAAGAAGCTGGAGCTGGTACGTGAACGTATACCCTTACTTTTAAATCAGAACTGTTTTTGTCGATAACCAACGTGTCGGAAACCTGTATTTTAGACACAATCTCATATTGTTGATTTTGGGCTAATGAAACGGTCTGATTACCAATAATCACCTCTTTTGATTCCCCGGAAACATTATAGATATATGACGCCTTCAATATATAATCTCCTGCCGGGAGCAAAGCACGGTTCCCTATTTGCGGGACGGCTGTTGATATATTGATTGAAATTCCTTCCGAAACAACTTTATAAGAACCACCTTTGGCTGATGAAGCTAAAGTCTTATCAAGCGTCCATTCTGTATAAGAGGGAGTAAAAGGGCCGCTGCCTTCGTTGCTACTAGCGGTATAGTCTTCCTTATACGTAACTCGTGACGGAAAGTAGTTTATTTTGAGCGGTCTTGACGTATCGGATATATTACGTCCATTAACCTCTTTTACATCGAATATCAAATCTTTCCGGTAACTGGAAGGAATGTTACGGGTGGAACCGAAAGCGTAGATACGGGTCGCATAAGTGGTCTGGCTGTCGCTGCGTGTCATGCTGTTGACATTCACATTCTCGGTATCCGTCAGGTTGCCAGCTTTGAAATCAACAGGAGAACTATATTCACAACGCCCGAAGCAAATCTTATGATTCTCTATCCACCATTCACACTCCCAAGTCTCCGCCATCTGTGTGAGAGCGTCGATCAGATTTACGTTATCGTAGGAAACGAGCTTGGAAGTGTTTTCTACTGTGCTGTCAATGTCCCAAGTAAAATCCAGATCCCTGAATTTATATCCAAGAGCTTTCAGGTTATCCAGAAAAACATTTAAATGCTTGTCAAGGGTAGCGGTAAGATTCCATGCGGCTTCGCGTCCGGTGGTTTCCGGTGTATAGAAGAACTTCTTGTTCTTCCATTTCCAGTAATAAGCATCAAGGCGGAGTTCGTAGTCGTATGCACCTGTAGTTGTATTGTAGGTAGGCTTATACAGGTCTACAAGCTCGAATATTCCCAACTCATTGTCTACGTAGTCGCCTAGTTTGAAATAAACCGGATTGGAAAGACTAAATAGCAAAGTGATATAATCTTCCTGCATCAAAAGGAAGTGTCTTTTCGAACCCTCATTGATAGGAGTCGAGAAGCGAATGTTGCCGGATATGTCTTTGATGTCTACTAATTCTGCCATACCACAAAGTTCGCAGATAGAAACGTCAAAACATAAAATCCGGCAATTCTATAAACCACAATTTGCCTATTGTGGTAATTTTACTCTCTATTACCCGGATTTGGCTCGTTAAGCTTTACCGAAATCTTTGAAAACGTCCTTGCCGTATTGAAACCGAAAGACTGTGAACGGGTGTAATATAGATGGTAAACCTCCTCTCCTAAGGCGGGAACCTTGACAGTAAATTCCCCTTTTGTAATCTCATTCAGAAATGCCTTATACTTGGTGATGTAGTCAGATGGAGAACTACCTTGTAAGGTAAAAGTAAGCGTTAGATCCCGTTCGTCAATCTTCCGATTGGCTATAATTATTTTCTTTCCGTCCTGTAAACGGGATTTATTCTCTATAACTTCTTTCATTGGAAGCGGGGCGTAGATAGCTTCAATAAAACCGTCTCCCATTCTCACGCCCCACGTTGCGAAAGTGTCTTTATTATTAATTAATAAGTCGGCCATATATTATAATTTTGATGTATTCCGTTTAACTTCTGCAATATCTGAAGCCATTTGTTGAATAGGTTTTACTATCACATTAGTGTTATCTCTAATGTCTACTATAGCTTCATAAGATAGCCGTAACAAATCCCGTGTCTCACTAGCAATATCCTTTATCCCTGTGGTATTGGCAATAATAGGCAGCATATCCGCTCTCAATTCAAGAATAGACATCGTTTGTAGCTGGTTCTGACTCTTGATTTCTTCTCCGGCAATTTGCAAAGCGGTGAAACGCCCGTTAAGTTCGTCGATTGAATCCTGTGATGCAGTGGCAAAGCCTTTCTTTGAAGCTTCTTGGGATAAAGAGGAAGAAGCGCCAACAATGGCATCAATATTCTTTGCTTCCTCTGTAGCAGATCTAATAATATCATTCCAATCTTTTCTAAGATCGCTTATCTCTTCTACTGTTAAATCAAGTTTCCCATTTTTATCACTATCAGCCAAAAGGGTATATTTTTTATAAAATTCTTGTGCTTTACCTCTTAGTTGATCTATTACAAACGACTGCAATAAGGCGTTGCGCATTATCTCTTCAAAATCTTCTCCAAAATCTGCGATTCCTCTTTTTCCTCCTTTTAGTCCTTCCAGTATTGCTTCTTCGATACCTTTTGAAGTGGTTTGAAATAAATCCTCATTTAAAGTCTCTTCTAGTTCCTTTGCCTTATCGTTAAACTCTACAAATTTGTCAATAGCTTGTTGCATCCACTCCGGTAACTTAGACCAGATGTCAGCATTGCTTTTCATCGCCCAAATCGCTTCTTCAGATATAAGTTTATTTTCTAAATCATATCCTCCATTAGCTTGTATGAAATCAAATATTTCTTTAGCTTGCGGACCTCCGAAGGCATATTCAGTCATTTTGCCAGCAAACTTACCACTTTTAAAAAGTTGAGCAAGCCCAAATGTTACGGCATCAACATCACCAACAGGCATAGATTTAACTATGTCTTTGTATGCCTTTTCTCTAGCTTTTTCAAGAGTTGTTAATGATTGGGTAGCTGTTGCAAAATAATCATTTCCTGCGGCTTCTTTGAGCAATTCCAGATAACGTTCGGTTTGGTAGTTGATAGAATCCCAATATCCTTCCTGTCTACGTTGATATTCAATATTTCTTTCTTGTTCGGCTTTTGTAGAATCAAAAGCATTCATTACAGTACCCACTAACGTAGTTATGATCCCAATAATTCCGCTAATGCCTTTCACTGTGTCACCGGCGGACTTTTCACCAGTTTTGCCGAATACTTCGAATGCAGTAATACCGTCATTTATAACATCTACTGCTTTTTGGATGCCTTCTCCCAGTTCATCAGAAAAAGTCGTTCCAAGAGAAGATAGAGAAGCCCCTAATGTTGAAATATTACTCTTTATAGATTCGCTAGCTTGTTCCACATTACTCCATGAAGTAAAGGCTCCCTGTTTATCCCCTTTCTTTATTGCTTTCTGATACTTTTCATATTCTTCTTTCAATGTCTTGAAAGGATTGCGAGCTATAAGGTTTTGACGAGCATTATTTATGGTATCCATCATAGCTTTCATATCTGTAGCCGACAAGTTTGTAGTCTTGACAAGTTGTTCAGCATCAGATAATAATTTTTCAAGTGTATCTGTAGGTAATGCATCAACGTCTCCCATTAACATTTTCCAAATGCCAGAATCTTCGATTTCGCTTTTTGAAATAGAATCTATAGTTTTCTTGCGCTGTTTATCCAGTTCTTTTAGGGCATCTTCATATTGCTTCTTTTCAGAATCGCTTTTAGCTTTTGCTAATCCGTCCCTAAGTTTCTTTTCATCATTGAGGAATTGTTTTTCGATGGCTATACGTTGTGCGGTATAGTCTTGGTATTTAGCAAGGACTTCTTTATAATATTTAGCTACATCATTGGCTTGTCCTTTTAAGATGTCTTGGTTGATTGAATCAAGCACAGAAGTATCTACCGAAACACTGGTCGAATCAAATGTTTTCTTTTTATATCCTTTGATCTTTTTGGCTTTTAGTTCCTCTTGCTCATCAAAGACTTTTTTCTGATATTCGATTTCCGTACGTATGTAGTCTTCTTTTTGGCGTTTCAAATCTTGGATTTCCTTTTTGTTATCCAAAGCTCTTTGTGCCCGTATTTTTGCTTCCCCTTCCTCCATCGTATTAATACGAGCTTGGAAAGCCTGATTTTCCAAATCTTCTTCTCTTCGCTTTCTTTCAAGAGCCTGTTTATCCAAAAGATTGGCTATCTTCTTTTGTTGGTCTAAAATAGAATTGTAATTTTCATCTGGATCTTCATATTTTCCACCTAGACCAGCAACTGTTACCAACTTCTCAAGAGATTGAGACGATTTTTGATAAGAATCTTGTAGATTTTCTTGTATTGCTATTTCTCTATCAGTTTCTTTTATTCGGTCTTTTATTCCCTCAATTTCTTTAGCTAATCCGGCATAACTTTCTGGTCTGGCTCTCATTTGAGAAAGCTGTTGAACCGTTGCTTCTTTTGCAACTAATTCTTGCTCTAATCTCTGTTTTGTGATATATGCAATATTTTTAGATACTCCAGCTTGAAATGATTTATACCAATTCTTTGCGATTTGATCGGCCGCTGCTGTCGCTTTAGCATTTGCTATAATTTGCCTTGTTTGCTCTTTAATAGACTTTGCGACCTCACCATTTTTTATAGATTCATCTGATAAGTTTTTAAGATGAGAAGGGAACGATCTTTTCAGCTCTTTTACTGCATTATTCCTTTCTTTTGTAGATTTAGTTACATCTGTTGCAATCTTATACAGACTGTTAAGTTTAGTAATTTCTTTTGAACTTTGTTCTATTCCTGTAGATGTTACATTATATAAATCTCGTTGAGCTGTATATAAATTCTTGATAGTTTTTTCGGCTTTCCCTAAACCGCTAATCCATTTTACAAGCTTATCTCCATACAACGTTAAAAGAGTGATCCCCACAGTTAAAGCCGTCTGCCAACTAACTATGGAAGAAACAACCTGTTTCCAAACAGGTGTAGCAGCTTGTCCGCTCTTTCTCAAAGCTTCAAACTGAATCCTAGCCCTCTTTATTTCATCGGCAAGAATTGGCAAGTTATTAGAGATAGCCAAAAAGAAAGTTCTCCACCCAGAAGCCAAAGAAGGGAGCTCACGACCTATTTGTTGAATAGACATGCTTAGTCCATTCCAGCCGCTTGCATAATTACCGACATTCCTTTGATGATTCCCAATCATTGCATCTAGCTCTTTTATTTTTGCATCTGCCTGTTGAATAGAAACTAATAGTTCTTTCCCGAATGGAGATGTTCGCTCACTTTCTGTCAATGCTCTATAAGCAGCTCTCATCCTACCTAAAGATTGAGAAAGAGCATCCATAGAAGTGGCGGCAGCATTGTCTAACTTAGCGTTAGCACTCAAACTCTGTCTTACTTCAGCAAGTGCTGTTTTATGAGTAAGCAAAGAGTTATTTAATTGTTCCAGTCTCCTTTGTTGAGCAGATGAAAGGCTAGAAGATTCCCCCTGTGATTTAGTGATCTTTTTTATTTCTGCGTTAAGTAGTCGGATCGCATTTTGCTCTTCTATTAACCTCTTTATATTTTGTCCTCTCGTACCAAGAACATCACCGATTTCAGCTTTTAGTTCTTCATACGCTTTAGCCTGCGCCTGAATAGAAGCTGTTTCCGAAGCATTATCGGAAGAAAATGATGAAGTATTAGAAGAAGATACATTATTTACTTTTTCCGCCTGCGACATTTTTTCCTGTGCCCGAATAATTTTATTCGAAGCATCAATAATTTTATTTGCAGACGATGTTATCCTAGCCTCTGTTTCTCCTACCTTAGCGGCTAAGGCATTATATTGAGTTATGAGACTTTTTAATTGTGTCTCCAAGCCTTGCGCTATATCAATATCTACTTTTACATTGATACTTTTCAATGACTTCTTTACATTCTCAATTTCTAGCTTCAATTTTTGGAGCTTCTGAATGTCACTGTCTACATTTGCAAATATCCCTGCCATATTTATCTATATATTTTCTTTTGGACTTGCCTTATTGCGTATTTTCTTGCTGCCGTCAACACATCATATCCCTTTGATTCTACAAAAGAGGCATAAGGCATTCCGTCAGCTAAATATAATCCGTCTTGTGGCTTTTCCGAGTATATCAACATATTTTCTGTATTTCTCACAGCTTCGGGATGCCCTCCATCATCTCCTACTTCAATAGCTACTATACGCCCATCTCTTACCACACAGAAACCAGGAGCATTACGTAGATTAAATGTATGATTTTGGTATTCTCCGTTTTTCTGGGCGTAACGTATGGCATCTTTCCCTATTTCTACTAACTTAGAAAAGAAAGCGTCCTCTATTTGTTTTTGAAGTTCGCTCAATCCGCTATCATCCCCTATGAATTCCATACCTACTTATTTTGACGCCTTCGTGATGCCATATCTTTACCCTTCACTTTCTTTATTTTATCTCCGAATACTTGATGTATTTTATCACGTTGCATTAAAACCAGATTTCTATATGGTATTTCATATACAACTTCTTTATAAGACAAATGCAAATTTTCCATGAACGACGCAATTTGTCCTAATAGCGTTTCATTACCGGCTATTTCGGTGTCGCTGCCAGCAGGCTTACGTTCTTCGCTAAGCCGACAGCTTTCTGAAAAACCGATACATCAATCATTGAGATTGCTTCTTCCACGCCATTTACGCACTCTTCATAAGTACCTTTAGAAAGTTCCTCAAAAAGACTATCATCACCGTTAATAAACCATGAAAGAGCGTGAGCATAGTATTTTAAATCTGCTAGAGAAAGCAGAATCTCTCTTAATGTTTCTCCCTCTCGCACATCACATAAGTATGATATAGCATTTGACAAACTGTGTATAGTTGGAGGATATATTGTATATCCTTTCTTATTCACAATAATTGTCCTAAAATCATTTCCAATAATTGATTGTGATATAACTTTTGCTCCTTTGTTCATAACTATCTTATTAAAAAGGGGCAAGAACGACAAATCCTCACCCCTCACCACTTTACAATATAGATAATGTCTCTGACGGTTGCGTCCCATCTTCTCCTGAAGAGCCATAGTTTACAGTACTCCCAGCGTTCACCCGCCTTGATCTAGCTGAATAACTATTTGAATTCGTAGCTGTTTCAGAAGAAGCAAGTGCTACATTTTCAGATCTTCATGCCCCTTCTTTTACTTCACTCGCATCAAACCAGTATTCCGGCATAACAGCCTCATTTAAAGGTTCTAACATCGTAGCTACAACTGCAATACCAACTGCACCATCAGTATTGGCTTCACGAGCAACTACATTTGCATAAGGAAGAACGCAATACTGATCGTCTTGCGTTAATGCAATCAAACATTTTTTCACCTCCACAATGCCACGGGCACGCTTCCAACCTTTATCGGTATTAATAACTTCACCGCCCATAAGTTCTTTCTTTGTTGCATAGTCATAGCGACCAATCGTGAAGTTAAAGGTCACATCTCCCATTGTTTTACCTCCCATACGATAAGTTGAACCTGTCAGCTGATTTTTGTAAGAATCTTGCGTAGGATCTCCTTCTTCAATGGTCCACGTGTCTTGATGCACATTTTTAATCTCGGAAGCAGACCCGTTCTCTCTTACGAGGGCATATAACGCTGCACCTGTCAAATCAGCTGATACTGCACCTTCATCGGCATACCATAATCTTTTTATATCAACCGCTGATATTTGTATACTATCCGCCATATCTTTTATATTTTTACATTTAAAACTTTAAACTTTAAAACCACATTTACATAACTACATGCAAGCTTTAAATCTTCTTCTATCCCTATCCGGTCTATTTCCCAATGATATTGAGTACTATCAAACACTCCACTTTCTCCTATTAAAAACTGTTTTGCAGTTCTTTCCAACTCGTTTAATCGTACCGTATTAGTCTTACCACTGGTCAAATATGGAACGCAGATGTTGATATGAGGATAACATACCTCCCAATAAGTTTCCGGCTCCAAAGCGTCTCTTACAACAATCACTATTAATTCGTTTTTTACACCTTTCTTAATGGTATTCCAACTGTCGTAAACGTCTTTTATCAAGAAGTCTTTTAGCTTATCACACAAAATCTTATATATGTCAGTCGTTACAATCATACCCAAATATCACATCTACCCTTAAACTCCTCCGAATAGCATTCGGCATTCTTCTTCACATCTCCCTCTCCTACAGTATTTCCTTCAGCATCCAGACACCTGATATGAGATCCTAAAACAATCTTTTTACCCTCATAAACCACATGGTAATTATATACCCAGCGCTCACCATTGACAGAAACTTCCTTTTGTTGGGAGTTGTCATGGCAGAAGCAATCTGTTACATCTTGCCAAGACTCTCCACCGGTTCCCGGTATTGGTCGGTTATACTCGTCGTTCTCTTCTGGAGTAATAACCTGTATTTGTAATTTATGTGGGGCAGTTTCTAGCATATCACCAAAATGTTACTTTAGGTTTATCTGTATTCAGTTCGTCCTTCAGTCCATACTTATTGCATAAAAAAGAATAATAGGACTTTATACCAGAAATATCCCAAGAAAGAGACTTTGAATGACCGTTTTCTGATACCGATTTAGAAGTAGCTCTAAGCAATAAGGAGGGAATAAATCTTGCTATAGCAACAGAGATAGACTGCATATTATTTTCAGTCATTTCCCCGTCAGGGTCAACCCCGGAAGAAAGTTTAATCTCTACCAAGTCAGCCTCCGACAATGATATGCCGAAGGACTGAAACTTTTGCTTTATGTAGTCACTAATTATCATACTTACGCATTCATCGTATCCAGGTCAAAAATTACAATCTTGTTTGGAGATGTAAATTCCGGAATCCATTCGGCTCCATATTCCATGAAGCGGCCTTCATCCGTACGTATGTTGGAAATATACATACCACCTTCTGAACGGGTGTAAGTCTTTCCCGGAACCGGATCGGTTATTTCATACGGAGTATGCCAGCGCATCTTTCCCTGTTTAGGAGTGGTAAACAAAGAAATACGGTTGTCTTTGAATACCTGTTTGAAAGTGCCGTCTGACAATTCCACCAAATCTTCGTTGATTACGATAGGTGGCAAGCCCAATCCTCTAAAGATAGTGGTCGCCATCTCACTAGACATAAGTCCGGCAGACAGTTGGACTTCTTTAGAATCAAAGCTTTGTTTGTAAAATTCACCGAAGTCCTTTGATCCAATAATGCTATTGATAAAAGTCTTTCGGGACATTTCCATAGAAACGAACATGCCGAACTTAGTACGTAATTCAACGGTTTTCTCCATAAGATAACGAACAAAGTTCAGTTTGTCTGCAACTTGCGGAGTGATACGATGAACCGGCAACTCCATTTCAAGCAATTCGATTCCTTGCGGATTGTCATCTACTTTTACGGATGCCTTACCATCAGAACGAAGATCACCATCCACAATATCCATACGTTTGTGTGGAGCAAGCAATACCTGACGCATATCATCTACAATGTAGTTGATAATGTCGTCCAGTGCGGCCCGTTGATCTGGTGTCTTCGCCTGATTGAACTTATTGATTAGTTCTTGAAGCATATCAAGTCTATCGTTGTCCATCTGGTATCTATCCCCCATATAGGCAACTTCGCCATATCCGGAACCCAAAGATTTACGCTCTCTTAACGGCTTGTTAGAGTTACGGTCAATTACAGAACCGGCAACAACACCCGTTACTGTCCCCAAATATGTTTTGAACACACGGGATTTCGTTTCCTCAAAATCGAGGTGCTTTTTCCAAAAGATTTGATCCAGTCTTAGAGCCTGCACACGGTCGATAACCGCTTTCACCACTCCCGGATCATTCAGTAATGTTTGAATAGTCAAATACATAGTTCCTCCTTTCTTTAATAAGTGAACATGAATCTGTCACCCAAAGTCTCCTTATCCTTATCGGAGATAGGAACAATGAGTCTTGTCGGTCTGATCTCGTACGCTTGGCCTATAGCGGTAACAGTTGCACCCGCTTCTACTTTAGTCCATGCATAATTCAAAGCCGTAGCTGTCGCTTTTGCCGTTTTACCGGCTGCGGCAGTAGCTTCAAACAATACCGCATCCTTTTCTGCGGCAAGCGTTGGTGAAGCGGCCAGAGTAACGGTATCATATTCCGCATTACTTTTGTCGATAGCTTCAATTGTACCGCCATTTGTACCATTACCAATATGCATACCGACGTACGCAAGAGAATTTTTCTTGATCTTCAACGAAGTAGAACCGGCAGTGATCTTCTCGGCTACTTCAACATTCAAAACAGCTTTTGCCGTTCGTTTCACAAAATCAAGAACCAAAGGAGTAAGAGGCGGGATCTGCGCAACCCCTGTCAAATTCGAAATATCCAGATTGAAGCCACCGGAATATACATAAACCGTTTCAAAACGGCACATTTCCGGCATTTGCCTCTCAATCGGACTTAAATCATACTTAAAACCTGCTGGCATAATTAATACTGTTTAGAGTTTTTAATTTCTTCAGTTCCCTTGTTTATCAGGGTGGCAATGTCATTTGAATTGTTCTGCTCATTGCTTCCCGATTCGGGAGTTCTCACATCTTGAAATCCTGCGTTGGCAAACGTCTGCTTTGCATCCTTGAAATAGTTATCCAAGTTTGCATCTTCGGGAATGCTCAACATAGGAACAAGGTTTTCGGGAATACCATATTCCTTCGCTTTTCCCATGATTTGCTCTTGGCGAGTGGCCTGCGCCTTCTCTGTTTCAAATTGAGTAAGCTTGTCAGAAAGAGGTTTAACGGCTGCATTCACTGCGTTCGCAATGATGGTCGCTATATCATCTTTCTTTTCTTCCGGCTTCGGATTTGGGTTAGGATTGGGATTCTCGATTTTATTTTTCAATTCGTCCAATTGTTTCTGTAGACCCGATTTTTCGTTTCTAACAGTATCAATGTCTCCTTGAAAAGCCTTCAGAAGTCCTTCGACCCCACTAATAGCAGTTTCTATTTGACTTTCTTCAGTTACGGTTTTAGACAAGTAGTCAGCCACCCCGTCAAACGCTTTATCACCAAACCCAAAGGTTTTATACTTCGTTTTTAGTGCTACTAAGATTTTTTCTTTCATACTGTATGAATTAGTTTTGATTTTCAACAGCATAAAGTTACACTCAAAGAAGAAAGCTATAAAATAATTACATGAGGGATAAACCACAATTGGGCAATTGTGGGAAATTAGTTGTTTCACACCTTAAATAAATGCTCTTCTTTGTGATATTTGCCGTTCTAATAGACAGAGAATACAAGGTAATGAAGTTAGTGCTATTGGTGAGAGAAAAGACGGTGCTGAAACTGTTAATAATTAACATTGTGAGGTTAGTGATGGTTAAATAACCATTGAAAATGCTCAATTTAGTGATCGTTTGTTGGGTGTTTGATGTTGTTGTTGTATATTTGTGCAGTCAGGAAATACGAATAATCACCTAAAGCACATAAAATTCAATAAATATAGGATATAATTCTATATTTTATAAGTAAAACCAAAAACAAAAAGTTTAGTATGGCACGTCCTATTCAAAACACTCCTACAATTAAAGGAGAAGATGCCAAAAGATTCAGAAAAAGTCTTTTGGAATCTCTGACAAAGAAACTTACGCCTGAAGAAAAGGATGCTAAGAAAAAAGAGATTAAAGAGATGGAAGAAAATTACAATTTATTGGTATCAATTTCAGGTGGAACATTCTATTGATTTTTGGGATTTACTGAAAAATGGAAAAGTTACAGTAACCCAATTAAGCAAAGACTATAATTTTAAATCGTTCGATTGCGGGAATACCGATTTGAACGATTTTTTATTTAACGATTCAAAGATATATCTAAAACATCTCCGTTATACTACGACTTTATTAGAAACGAATACTAAGATTATTGCTTATTACAGTTTGGCTAATGACTTATTAAGTGTTTCTGATCGTCAAGATTTTGCAGATGAGATGCAAGATTGCAAAAATAAGATAGACTTTGATTTTTGGGAAAGATTTTTAAATCAGAAGATGTACCCTGCTGCCAAAATCGGAAGACTTGCTGTAGATAAAGATTTTCAAGATCAGGGTATTGGCACATTTCTTATAAAATCACTAGTTCAAAGTTTTATAAGGAAGAACAAGACCGGTTGCCAATTTATCACGGTTGACGCTATTAATGACAATAGTCAAAGAGCTATTAGATTTTACGAAAACAATGGGTTCAAATATCTAACAGTGGGAGATGTGAATAAAGAATCTAGGCAAATGTACAAATCATTATTAGAATACATAGAAGCGGAGTAACCTCCGCTTTTCTTTTGCCCTCTTGCGAAGGGCGGGAATGAAATCCTATTTTATAATAACGGCTATTCCAGAAGCAACCCACGCCCTGTTCCTTGCGTTATAAGTCGTTTTAAAATCAATCAATCCATTCGCTCCCATTTTCTTTGCTTCGGATACTATTTTATCCATCATCCTTTTGCTAGATGGAGCATACTCATTATTCGTTTTTCCTGTATATCCTTCGTATGGGACAATTAGCCGTAGATTTTCGGCTGTTTCGCCTTTTCTCAACTTGCCAATAGTAAATACCACTTCTATATTAGATATTGGCTGGTAATTGAACCCTGTCACTGTAGGGCTAATGGTGAAACCATCTTTGGTGTATTCTCTGTAGTCAACGACATATACAGATTCGGTATACATGTCTCTAGTGCATCCGGATAGAGCTAATATTATTATGATCGGATATAGGATATTTTTCATGATTCTATTGTGTTATAATGAGTATCAAAAGATATCCAAAAGTTTTTTCACACTAAACTTATCTATAAAAAACTTATCTAAAGACTCTGATCCTTCCCTAGAAAAAGAGTTCTTAAATTTATTATCTTTTATGTATTTATTATCTATAATTGATGAACGATTTCCTGTATTTCCCCACCCATCAATCATTATTCCACCTCCTTTTGTAAATTGTATATCCAAGATTGTAACTCTGTATTTTTTATCTTTTAAATCTATGATGACTTTATATGCTAAGTCATCATCAAATATTGTATTTCCAATTTTGCTACCTTTATATTTGTTGAAATCAATTTTGTTACCAGAAGAGCTTCCGATTATCCTAGATTCAGTTTGTTCGGCTATGCTTATATTCCCAAATATTTTAAAGTAATCAATTACTTCTTGAGTTGAAAAAGAGGTTTCATATACTTTCTGCCATATAATTCTATCATTAAATATTTTAAAGTTCAAGAATGTATCTTGAGAGTATACAGACGCAGACAGGCTTACTAAAAGTAATAATAAAAGCTTCTTCATAACTGTGTGTTTTATGTTATACAATGCGCAAACGTACAAAAATTAAAAATAAAATACAAGTTTTGCAATACCTTTCTGATTTCAACACATGAAAATCCCCGTATCTATTTAATACGGCAACTAGGTAATTTGAAAAAAGGGATTATAAATGAAGAAAATCCGGATTTCTCCGACCTTCACTTTTTATCACTTATCCTTCGATAGGTTTTCGACTTGTTCTTTAAACGATTCAAAACGGGATCTATCTTGATTAAAATCATTATGATATTTAGCACGTATTTCTGCTATTACTTCCCAAGACACACCTTTGTTTGTAGCTTGATTTACGACTTTTTTTTCTTCTTCCTTGAAAGTTTTACTTTGCATTCCCATAATTACCTCCTTTTTATTTGGTTTATAGTTTTTCCGCTAACTTTTTAATATCCTCCTTACTCGAAACTTTGTGGATAGTTCCATCTAATTCGATGTAGCCGTTTATATTGGTTGGTTCCTCGAATAGTTCAGTAATTCTTACGTTTAGGGCATTGGCTATCTTTTCCAATGTATCTTTAGTAGGATTACCATTGATTGCTTTAGATAAACCCACAGCCGATAACCCTATTCTTTCCGCTAACTCTTTTTGAGTTATTCCTGCTTGCTTGCAGATATCCAATATTCGTAACTTCATAATTATACTTATAGTTTATTGCTTGCAAATATACAAAATTATAGCATTAGTTATTATTCTTTGCTTGAAAACATACTTCGAGTATATCAAATTAGCATTTATTAACCTTATAAGGTTTGTTTGTGTTATAATCATAGTTATATTTGCATCGTGATAATAAAACTAAATGTTTAACGACTAGCATACATACGATTATGAAACGTTACAACTTATCCCAAATAATGAAATCCGCTTGGCGCTCTTACAAACGTGCCGGCAACGAAAGAACGTTCTCCGAATGTCTGAAATCAGCTTGGAGCCTTGCAAAATTGCAAGAATACTGCTCATCGGAAGCGGTAAAGGCTAGAACGGATCAGTTCTTGGCGGAAAGACATGAAGCCATGAGCAACGCTGCTAAGGCTACAATGGATAAGGGGTACAATAATAAGAGCATACCGGCATCGGCTTACTATACGGCTAGTACTGGAAGATACGGTGCTCATTACGTAGGAGATTAACCATTAAAATATACGAATATGCCAGAAATTACAATCATTGTATTATGCCTGCTTGCCGGATATAAGATGTTTAGTGATGATAACGACAGGTTTTTCATGTGCTAAGCAAGAGCGACACGATAGTATCAACACATTAAATAAAATCATTATGGAAACAAGAAGTTTGGAATTATGGTCTACCGATAGGATTGATTTGGTAGAAGCGAAAAACGGTCAAGCCGTAACCTCTTCTTTGGTGGTTGCGGACTACTTTAGGAAGGCGCACAAAGACGTACTGAAAGCGATTAGAGGATTGGAGTGTAGTGCCAATTTCACAGAGCGCAATTTTGCGCCCTGTTTGTATATCAATGAGTTATGCAATAATGTAAAGAAAGAACTCCCCATGTACTACATGACCCGTGACGGCTTCACCTTCCTCGCCATGGGTTTCACCGGAAAGGTAGCCGCCCAGTTCAAGGAAGCATACATCAACGCCTTCAACGAAATGGAAGAGAAGCTCCGCTCGGATCGTTGTACGAAGTACGCAGAACGTATTGTCAGAAAGCAAATCAAAGAGTTCAACCAATCATTGCAAGAAACGCTCGCCAGCGGTCGCAAGAAACACGGAAGTATCTACGGTGGGATGATACCCTACGGAAAGGAAGAAGTTGCATACAACCCGAAAGAAAGCATGGAATCGAATCTAAAGCGGATATTCGGTCAAGTACACGAGATGTGCAAGGATGGCTTTCTAATGACTTCGCTGGCTGTAGAGACAAACAAAATGCTACAAGAGCTTATTAACAAGAAATAGAGTAGTCAGGGGGCTTCGGCCTGGCACATTAGTTGACGCCAATCAGCGGGAAAGGGTAGCTTTAGGGCTGCCCTTTCTTTATGTCTGTACTCATGCAACGTTTCGCTCCCGGACCATATTTGAGATAATAGCGTAAACCTTATCCAAGATATTATTTCTTTCCGCTATTTCAAGTTTTGTTTCTCCCTTGAACTTCTTCTTGTAGTTACTAATAGAAATGTGATAGAGGTAATATAATTGCTCATAAACCTTGTGCCAAACGTCCTGTTGTCTAGTGTTGGTTGCCGAAGCATATTTGTTCACCAGTTGGCGGATCTTATCACGAAGAGAAATTTCCGGCACCTTTTCAGATGAAACAGCAACCGCCAACAATAATTTCCCGTTTTCTTCTCTCTCCTGTTCCATCGCGTCCAGTCTCTTTTCTACGTTTTCAATCCGTTTGCTTTGTTCAAGCAAAGCTTGTGCGGACTGGACCAGTATTTCAAGTTGGGATAATGGCTTCTGTTCGGCTACTTTATGAAAAACTTGTCTATATACCTCAAATACAGGCCGAACCTTCCGAGCAATAAAGTATTCGAAACAAGACAAAGAAAGCTTATAATCATCTTTAGGACGTCCATTGAGGTTTTTGCCATTTTGGGCAAAAAGTATATAATCCTCATTTTCAATGAAGTTAGCTTTTAACGCTCGTGTAGCTTTCCCTCTCTCTGAATAGACAAGCGGCCATACATCGTCAATATTTACTGGATAAAGTTCATTTTTCTCTTTCAAAGCTAAAATAGCATTGAAATACTCTTTGATCTCTTCACTTGTACTTGATTTTGTCAATTGATCCATAATCATTATATTTGCATTTGCAACATAAAGTTAATACTATCCCCATCAGCGGCTCGGACACCTCCGCTTTTGGGGATTTTAATTTGTCCGATTTTGTAGCAAGCGAGGATTCGAACCTCTCACGCCTTACCGACTTGCTGAACCTGCCACGCCTGGCATATAAAAAAAGCGCCAAAGGCAAGCTCCTCACTTCTCACCGATGGCGTTATATCTTTCAGCCGTGAGGATAGCCGTATTATTTTCTATGCACAAATTTATTTCATATCCAATTATAAGCCTAAAATTTTCACTTCTGGAAAACCACAATAAGCGAATTGTGGTTTATTTGTCTTTTGGGACTAAAAACGACTTATGCACTAGTAAACTTATAGCAACTCACTATTTTGTTCTATTTTTCCTATGCTTTTTGTATAACCCCCGTAATTTTTCTAACCACGCACCTTATATATTGTCCTTTTTGACTGATTCAGAAGATTCATTCTTTTCTTCCTCCTCAATCTCTTTCAGGACTTCATCGACCCTTTCAGCATTACCGGCAAACAAAATTCCCTCTCTCCGGGACCATACTTTACCATCTATTGCACTAACTGCCGTTGTTACCCGCTCGTCAATATCATCAATCATGTACGGAACCAAATCCACGTCAATATCAATAGTCTGGGAAGCCTTGTCAAATTCAGAAGGGTTAATATCCGCCAAAGCTGATACCAGGAAGTTTACCCTCCGTTGAAAGAACTCTCCAATTACTTCCGCATGATTAGATACCGCCATGTGCGCACCCATAAAAATATACCTGAACGCTTTCCCCGAAATGGCATTTCCAAGACCTTTCAACTCTTGCGGTGATATACGTGGAGTATTCGTCAGATCGTACGCCCTGTTAGTAAGCCCTTCGAGTTCCAATTTAACAGTATCAGGAACCTGATTCCAAGTCAGATATTGAGCGTTCGCCTTATTCCCGGTCAATTGTATGATCCTGTTACGTTTCTTCCCTGTAAAGCCTGATACGTCTCCAAAAAGCATTAAATAAGGGAAGAAGTGATAATCTATACAATCGGCATAGCTTGATAATATCTTCTCTATGCGTACACGTATAGTCTTTATCTTATGGCAATAAGTCTCCGGACGATAACCATATAAGATAGGGAGCTTTTTAAACCCGTGCCTGAAAGACTTCTCCTCTACCGCTTCCCACCCATTCGTATTTTCCCACTGATAAACATGGGTAGCGGTAACAGTTTGAAAGCATACTATTTCTACATCGTCCAGATCTTTCTTTTTATATTCACGTGAGAAGGCGACCAAATCTCCGGCATCATCAAAGAAAGGATAAAGTTTATCTCCCCTGAATGGCGACCATATTACGCTGCGTAGCTTATTTTGCGGCCTCACACTTCCTCCGAAAGCCTTCTGTATTTTATTCCAGAATTTAGTCCAGAACGAATCATCTTTGACTGCATACCAGTATTCGGCACATTCCTGTTCAGAAAGCCAGGAACGAACTATGCGTTTATTCTGGTACTTTATTTTATTCTTCTTCAGTACTTGCTGGATAGCATAAAATAACCCTTTTTCGTCCTCATTAGACGGAGCGCAATCCATCTTAGGCTCAACTCCTACCGTAAATGCTGTTTGAATATTGGTTATATCCTGTTCTAACGGGATAGAGATACGATTACACGGCTCTGTACGTTTTTTAGCTGGGATAGTAGTGCTTTCACCGGTACTATCATTCCATTCTTCCCTTTCCTTCTCTTCAACAACTTCGATATCCGGGTATTTTTCTTTATCCACAATGATTTCATGCAAATCAGCATTCCAATCCTTCCAGTTTTCACCGGTATTGGGTTCCTCCGTTTTACGCCCTTTCTTCAAATATTCGATCTTCTGATCTACATCTTCTAATGCTAAAATCTCTTCTAATGTCATATTGATATATTTTTAACGTCCAAAAATCCCCGAATAATCCTTGGGTTTCTGAATTTTACCAAGAAGCTCACCCAATACATAATAACGAGCTGCATCGATGGCATGGTTATCATGATCTTCCGGTTCATTTATATAGTTCCCATCCTTATCTTTAGCCCACACATATTTCCGTAGTTCTTTTTGAAGATTGTATGAACGTTTAGTTACAAAAATCTCCATGGTCTTCATTTTGTCTATACCTGCGTTAATAGAACCCGAACCCTTTTCGACAGGATATATTTTTATCCCTCCATTGTGTATCTCTTGAATCAACCGTGGATCAGCACTATCGGCTATAACCTTCAATCCCCATGGACGAAGCGTTTTAATGATATCAGAGGAAAGAAGCCCGGTTCGGTAATCTACTTCATCCAAGTACAAAGCATTATCAATAATTCCGCAGCGAATAGAGGCGGACGGGTCATGAGTATACCCGAAATCTTGCCCAAAAGCAACCTTTTTGCACCAAATCGGGAACTCATCAACAATTCCCCACTTCTTGAACACAGCACCTTCCGCCACATCTGCCCAACGGCCGATAACCACATGAGCATACTTTTCAGGATTATTTGCTTTCATATCTTCAACCTCTTTTAGAAACTCCGGTGATAAGTTATCCAAATTATCAAAATACGTGGTATGGATATGAAGTACATTCGGATGAGTAGAAATCTGTACCTGCACACCGTCAACCTCTACCAGTTTATGTTTTTTTTCAATGTACTTTTTGTAGATGAAATGATTGGAATCGCACGGATTCATTATGATGATAATCCGGTTCTGAATCCCTTTCTTACGGATAGAGAGCATTATTTTATCGAACTCTTCTTCATTCGTCCACTCTTCCGCTTCATCGCAGACGAAAGTAGTGATACCCTGAATAGATTTTAGTTTTGCTGTTTGGTTTCCTGACGAAGTCTTGATGCCCCGGAACATGATACGGCTCTTAGTCATTTTATTGACTATATCCGTCTTGGTAGTCTTGAAATACTTAGTTGTTCCGTCTAGTTCTATCTTCTCCATCATTTCCGGGATGATAGACATACCAGCGGAAACCATCGTGTAGCGGGTGTAGAGAATCTGATGCACTATCTTTTCTACCGGAGTCATTTCAAAGGTCAACCGTTCGATGAAGGTGGAAGCATTAAAGGATTTGCCGGAGCCACGACCACCGGTGATAAGAATAATGAATTTATCCGTATCAGTGTATAATGGATGGTAAATTTCTTGAGGTACTATCATTTCAGCTTGTCTTTAATCCAGGAATCAATACTAATACCGTGGTTTATGTCGGTAGGAATATCAGCATCTTCATCCTGTTTACGTTCAATCCTCCTCCAGTCTTCATCGTAATGGTACAACCATGTCATTTGAGCACTCAAATTGGGAGCCAATTCGCCTTCTACAGTTTGAACTTCTTCCTCACCTGTCAGTTTACCGTCCTTATCCCGCAGCTTTCGAATAGTAGTATTCTTCGTTTTGATACCACCAAGAGCCATGGCAAGGAACTTTGCCCGGACAAGAGAGTTTATTACACAACGCGCGCGTGAGAGGGTTTGACTTAATTGACTGAACTCTTTTTTCTTCCTACAAAAAGTTTCCGGTTCAATTCCAATGGCATGAGCTATTTCTCCGTCAGTGAATCCCTTTTTGGCATACGACTCTACGAGAGAAAGAAATTCCTCGCTTGCGTAATCAAACTTAGGCTTTCTTCCTCCTTTACCTTTTTTGTTTTGAGATTCACTTTTTGTCATAATCTTATCCGTTAGCTAAACCTCGGCTAGCAGTTGTGTAACCCCTTCTATCTCTGAAATTGGAGAAAGGAAGCAGTGAAGAGTCTACTTTTAAACTTCTTGCCAGATTTTGGGTTACATTATACCCTGCACGAGAGATTCGTTGGTTATTTGATATGTTTCTTGCAATATTACCACTTGCTGCATAGGTTTTTCTCAACCTTTTTGTTGTTGAAAGAATTTCGCTGTAACTTCTTTGTCTTTTTTTGACTCTGCTTTCCTCCTATAATTAATCTATTCTCTCTACTTGTTCATCGAATACCTCTCCCTTGATAAATTTCATATCTGGATCATAACCGAACCTTTCACAGAAAGCTGCTTTAGCTTTATAGGAATCAAAGGACAACATTACGTAGGCATCCATGTCCTCGGCTTGCTTTTGTGCATTCTCCTTAACCTGCTGCTTGACCTCTTTCATGTGGGCAACCTTTTCGGCACGCTCTAGCTGTTTAGCGGCTTTTTCGGCTTCTTTCTGTTCGTAACA